AATAGGAGGTAAATTGAGAGGAGATAATTCTTCATTTAATTCTTTAGTTGCTTCTAGTACTTCTAGAGCTGATTTCACTGCAAGTTCGGCATGGTCTTCACAATCAAGTGGTGCATTCCAAAATGCCATAATGCAATCGCCCATATATTTGTCTATGGTGCCTCTATTATTTATAATGATTTTTGTTTGCATATCCAGAAACTTATTGATGAGTTCTACTAATCCTTCCGGGTCATCTCTGTTTTTATATGCTTCTGAGATTGGTGTGAACCCACATATATCCATAAACATGAATGTCATTTCTTTGCGTTCACCACCCAACTTGAGTTTGCTAGGGTCTTTCTGAAGTTCCTCAACCATGTCAGGAGATAAATACTTTTGGAACTGCTTCTTAATTTGTTCTTTGAGTTGATATGTTTTATAGTATTTGTTGAAAGATGCATGTCCGAAAACAATCACGGAGGACATCGATGACAAGAAAGTATCGAAAAGAACGTACTCAGAAATCCAAATATAATAACCCCCACCCAATTGAAGCCCAACAATACCTAGACTCACTATCGCCGAAAAGGCTGTGGGAAGTTTGTAGACCGCTGCCAATATTCCTAGAAGGACTATCAGAAGAAGAACAACTTCGAGAAATTCAAGATAGTAGGATTGTTGTATACGAACTTCTTGCAAGACGGTTTGGATTAGGTTTGCTTGAACTTCGTGGGGATACAATACACCCACTGGAGTTGAAACTGGATTATTATATCCCTCAGCAGTCAGACCCCATACTAAAACCTTGTTTGTAAGATTACTTTGAGGTAATTCACTAGCTGATATTCTATCGAAACTATTCCAATAACTAATCATAACATCACTTGTTGGCGTAGTTTCGATTGGAGGTTGTTTGCCCATTCTAATCCATTCTATGCCTATCTCTTCAGTTACTTTTGTTTGATAACTACCTTGGTCAAATATTGTTCTTAATGTCTCTAATGCAAGAGAAGGATAAACTACTTTGTTAGCAGATACTAAAAGTGGTGCTGAACGAGTTGTACCATCAAAATTTGCTGTATCAGTCACACTAGGCGTTGCAGTTGAAACACCAACACCCCATGAAGCATTTTCGAGTAAAGGTATTGGCGATGAAATTCCATCAAATTTCCAAATAGAATTTTCAATATCTCCTCCACCAAAAACGGTTGTAGGAACATAGGGCGAAGAACCTGTGTTTAATTGATTTGTTGGAGAACTAGAGAGAATAGTTAGACGATTTTCTAATGCGTAAGCAAATGCGTTATCTCCTCCAAACCTATCAGACTGAGCAAACTTGATTGCAAAAACGTGAGTTAAACTAGGGTCAGTATTTAAAAGGATATCTGAATATATGTTTCTAGGAAAAGGAAACTGACCATACTTTTCTATTGACTTTTCATCTATGTCTACCAAGACAATATCTTGTACGTGAACCTTTTCTTCTTGTTGATGTAACCAATCGAACCATGACCATGATATATTTTCTATGAAGTAAGGATTCCAAATTTTAAGACCTACTAAAAGAGCAATCGTTCCTAATACCGTTTTCCAATTATACATTTGACTCTTCTAGTTCTATTATATACTCTTTCATATCAATCATCCATTCTTTGAGTCTACGATGTTGTTTGTTATGAAATTCTCTGTGATGTATATCAGTCGATTTGATAGCCATCAGTAGATGATAATCCATAGTCTTGAGTACAAAAGCAATTGCATCTTGGTAAGGCAGTCTTACTGAAGTTGTAAAATCTCTTTTTGTCACTCAAAATAACTCCTAGTTTCCTTGGGTTACTGATACACTACAACCACCAGTCGTATAACAAGTTTGTGATAGATTATAAGTTTGTGCAGTAGTGCCTGTTTGTGTTAAGTTTAATGTTGTTGGTTCAGTGCCACTTAAATTGATTGTTGCAGTATGGGCACCATTTTTCTTTTGAACAACTGATACTATATTGTAATCACTATTGATTGTGCCTGTAAGTGTCTTGTCTCCATTCTGCATTTGTTTTGTGAAAACATCGTTGTAATCGCCGTAAATGTTCCATGTCATTGAATGATATATTGTATCAGAATCTTGTTTCTGACTTCCTTTGAAATCATTGTAATCACCATGTATGTCTAATCTTACATAGTTTCCACCAGGTTCGTTACCATCATATGACCATTCAGGCGTAAGTGAATTGTTTATTTCGAAACCTTGACCAAAGACAACTTCATTATAGTTACCCCAAATATGAAATCCGAAATCATTATCGTTGCAACTTGAAGCAGAACATTTTTGTTTGACTATGATATCATTATTATATCCGTCTAAGTCACCACCCCAATTATAACCTGAACCCCATGTATCAGTCCAACCAATATACATAGCATTACCTTGTTGCAAAAATTCCATAGTATTGTTTTGATGGTCTGTAGAAAACTTTATTAAGTTATCATAACCAATTTGGTCAATTTGTAATTCCAAATTATCACCACCATTCACTTGTTCTACGTGAACGTGATTATCATCTGCATTTGATGACAAAGATATGCCTATCAAAACAAATATGTAAAGAATTGGTCCTAGTTTTCCCATAACTCTATTTATTGTTGTCTTATAACGATTTCAATATTTTTGTCACCATTACCAAATTGTATAATACCCGAGTAACTATCTGTTATTGTTTCCAACGAACCTGAACTACCGTTTGCTATAATAATTTCTATGAGACCATTTACATTTCTAAAAAATACTAAGTCGCCATCTCTCTGAAATACATTGTATTGTGAATCTTTATTAAATCCTAATGAAGCACCAAGAAGTTCTACGTCTCCAGAGCCTGATGTTTGCTGAACATCTCTAAGTTTGTTTTCTGTTCGAACCAATTCTTCTACAACGTCTAATAAATCGACTAAGAAATCTACGTCTAGGAAGTCTATATCTAATTCTGAAAATTCTAAGTCTTCTGTTGTATCTGCTAATGCATCTGATTCGAGTTCGTTAAATTCTAAAAAGTCTACATCTAATATTCCTTGGTCTTCGTTTTGTTCGTCTCTATAGGAATCTTCCATTTGTTGTTTGACTTCTGGTGGTGGATTGACGATAAACATATTATCAATCATGTTTGGTGTGATGTTATTGATTGTCATAGCATTTGATGGAGGCGTATCTAGTGTCGATACCATTGTAGCCTGATAAGATTCATTTAGAGTTACACTACCTGCATTGTTTGTTACGACTATTTCTCCTGACGATGAACCATCTTCATCAGGTAATAATATCACTAAACTTCTTCCGAGTTCGTCTATGGTTGTTGTGAAATCGGTTCCATTAATTGTAATTTGAGCAGTAGGCGTTGTTACATTAATGTTTTTCTTTTTGATACGATTACCTAGACCAGAAGTGAATCTTGCAGTTCCTTGAACCATTTGAATTGACATTTTAGAAAGATTTGGGTCTGGGTCATAATATGCTTCATCGATGTAAGCATATGTGTGTTCAGTCATATCGAGAACTTCGTCATCTAAGAAGACAATTTTCATTCTACCATTGAATGTTTGTGCTTCGTCTTTGAGAAGTATCTCTGTTCCTACACTATTATTTAATTGTTCTGAGTTTCTTGTTAAGTAACCATTTCCGGTTTGCTCAACAACATCACCAATGGGGTTGCTTAAAACAACCCCACTGACTAATAAATTACTAAGAATCGCTAGACGAATCTTTTTGATTAATTTGAATGATTGCATTCTCACTATCAACGTTAAGGTCGATGACAGCATTTGGACTTACACAACTAGTACTTGTAGTTGCACATGTTCCTGATAATTGATTAATATCAATATCTGCACCATCTCCGTCTAATACTAATGTCAAACTAGGTTCGCCATCATTTTGTAACGTTTTAATATTGTTACTAGTTCCGTCAATATCTAAATTCCACACAATGTTATCTGCTTCCCAATCAATGTCAAAAACATTACTTGAAGAACCAGATTGTAATACTAAATCAGCATTTAAAAATTCTGCTGAATTAACATAACCTTGGTCGATATCAAAAGTGTTAGAATCGCCTGTGATGACAAAATTAATGTCACCTGAGTCTGAAGACCCAACGTATCCAACATCCCAATCAAAAGTGTTTGTATCACCTGTAACATTTAGTATTAGATTATAACTATCTGCTTCAAATGGTCCATACAATTTGTTGGAGTTACCTAAAAAATCTATATCAAAATCCAATGTAGAACCAGTAAGTGTCATTGAAGATAATGAACCGGATGAACCGTCATCTCCCCCAATTTTGTTACCAAATCCTATTTGGTCGATATAAAGTTTTAAAGTATCACCAACTTGAGTGATTTTTACTTCGTTATCGTCAGTGGCCTGTGCGAAAATAAATCCTGTCGACAATAGCAATACTATACTTAAAAGTTTATTCATTTTCGTTATACCCCTCTATTTCCCAAAAACCTCTTACGTGTCCTTGGTTGATTAATTCCAGCACGGCAGCTTCGATTGCTGTACGCACTGCGTAAGTCACCGGCTCATTATTACCAACTCCATCTTCAATTTCCACTAGTTGAGTTCCTTCTTCGATGAATCTAAAAACATCGCCTCCAGAACCATAACTTAAAATGGATTTTTGAGTTTGGACATTTAACAAAATTTCACCTGTTAGAACTGAAACAGCTCTCATGCTTATTGTTACAATATCTTGACGATATTGCCTTGCGAAACCAATGCCAAGAGTTCTAGCGCCTCGACCTCCTGTTAAAACATTGGAATCGTAACCTATGATACCACCTTCTATTAAGATACCAGCAAATAAAAGTGGTTGTATATTTTCTATTTCTTCTCCAGTAGATTTAGCATAATCTGACCTTGCACTACGTATAATTTGTCTCTCTCTTACAAGATAATCAATACTATTTCTTTCTACTACTCTAAACCATTGTCCGTCACCAGCAGTTTTAAGTGCATCTATTACCATCTCTGTTGCACCTTGCGTTACTGCTGTAGAAAATGATGCTATATTTTCTACTGATTTTCTTTGACCTGTTTTGTCTGCAAAGTTATAGACTGCTACTACTGGTTTTTCTTTTGCAGGTGGTAATTTTAAGAGTTCCATATATGATGGTAATTTTATAACTTCAGGATACTCTACGCAAATATAATTTCTTGATAATCTTTTTTGAACACCAGTGACGATGTCTTTGCCAAATCCTTCTTCCCACCTTCTACAATCTTCAGGACTATCTGACCATCTTGGAAAACTAGCACAACTGGACAACAATATAATTGATAATATTGTCGATAGAAAAGATTTCATTTATCCTCCGCCGTCACCGCCACCTGTATCAGGGTCTTGACCGAAGTTACCAGTACCAACTGGTATTTCAACTACGGTTTCTGAACCATCTTCAGCAACGATTGTTAATCTAATAAATTCTGCACCTGATTCATCTGTGATAACTTCCCATGTGATGATGTTTCCTTCTAATGCGAAAGAACCAAATCCTGCTGGATTGTCGTTTGAAAACATTGACTCTACAAGTTGTTTTGCAAATTGGGCATAGATTCTTGATTCAAGGTTTCTAATAAATTTTGCTAGGGTAGTATTCTCTGCCTCTCTTTCAGCTGCTTTTCTAGCTGCTTCTAGTGAATCTTCTATTTGTTTCTTACGTGAGAACTCTTGGTTCTCAATGGTTAAATAATGAGCACCTGTACCTATGCCACTAAAACTAGGGTTCTTAAATTTATGCACAATTGGGTCTGCACTTAAATCTTGTATTAAAAATACAAGGGCGTATATTATAACTATACTAATTGGAAATATCTTTGTCATTCTTTTCCTTCTCTCTTAATTCCATTAATGTTTCTAATTTTTGTTTCAATCGAATTTGGTCTTGGTCTAACATTCTAATTTGGTCGATTAGTTTGATTAATGTAACATGTTGTTTGTCTATAATGGGTTCTAATTGGTCAGAAACATATTTCCAAACATACCAAATAAAATAACCCATTCCAAGAGATAGTAATACAGAAAATCCGTAATCTTGTACTATCTCTATAATTGTTTCCATTAGTCTCTTCTGCTATCGATACTTCCGTCTTCGACAAAGTTTTCTGCTCTTGCTACTCTGTCTACATCTGGTTTCAATTCAAGCGCTTGTGAAATTAGTAAATCAATCTTAATAATTTCATTGTTCATGACTCTAACTCTATTTTCTAACATAGTTACAAATCCAGTTAAAGTCTTAATATTATCTAAGACACCATCAAGAATGTATTTCAGTACCATAAAAATAAAAAATGCCATGACTATGGCAGTTGCTATTGGAATACCCAACTCTTCTATCAATACCAAAATTTGTTCCATGCTGTTATTTATGTTTTTAATGATTGGATATAACAAAAAAAGGGGTCGCTAGGACCCCTTTTTCTAAGTAAGTAGAATACTTACTTTTTAAGTTGAGAATGAATCTCGTTGATAACGGCTGCTTTTGTACCTGATTTTTTAACTTTCAGGTTATTCTTTTCAGCAAAATCTACAAGTTGAACTTTAGTTAATTTCTTAAGTTCAGCTTTAGATGTGATACCATTATTGTTAGCATCAGCAACTGGTGCAGAAGTTTCTGTGGGAGTAGAAGAAACATCGTTATCGTTATTTTTTGAGCTTAAAAAATAGTAACCTACTCCAATTACTACTATAGCTAAAATTACATATTCCATATTATCTCCTATTCGAATAGTTATAATATGGTAACATAATGACTACTTATCTAAAAGGGGGTTTTTGTCTTTTGCTTTACCTATTGCTAAAGCAAGAACTTCTAACCACTTATATACTTTTGCCCATATCTTGTCGTCTGCTGGTGTTGGTGTCAGCGCAACAATAACTGAACAAATTGATATAACCACTGGTATTACCATTAGTAAGTTCCAAATACCCATAATGAAATCTATAATTCCTGAAAACATAATTGTTTCCTCCTTCTGTTAAGATTATTTAGTTGGAATTAGTACCAATCGAGTACTTTGCGGTCAGTTTCCAATCTTTTTTATCTTTGAAAGAAACTATCTTTATTTGACTTAAAGGTGCTCTAGGTTGTTCGATTAGTTCTGGTTTGATAACGGATAATAGATTCCATTGAACTAATAAATCGATAATAGTATTTCTTCTACCTATATCTGATTCATCAATGTTAGTTTCTTTTCCGTCAAGTTGAAATAGTTCTTTGAAATGAACTATGTAATATTTGCCTTTTTTGTGTAGAATGTGACAGGATTGAAATAGTTCAAGGTCTCTTCTAGATGCAACACCAATACGAGTCAATGTCTCTCTTATTTTAAGAAAGTCATCTTTTTGTGGAAATGTTATCTCTATTAGGTTCTTTACTATTTCGTCCATTGTTTTGTCCACCGACACTCATTTTATTTTTCAAGTCACGGTATTGCTTCTCATTTAGCAACTCTGCATACTCTTTTGCTTTCTGAGTAGAAACTCCATAGTAGTCTCTGATTGTTTCAAGTTTCTTACTCTGATACGGCTTTTGCCATTTCGAAAATCGATTTCGTTTTCTAAGGGTATTTATCAAAAAAGAGTATTGAAGACGATTATCCAAACTATGTTTGAGATTCATCTCATTAATCATCATGATACAATCTTGGTGGTAGGACAATGCACGATTTACAATGAACGGTTGATAGGATTTTTCTTCGATATCATCAACCATGATATCTTCTTTAGTATAAGATACGTTTTTTACATAATCAAAAGGATTGCGTTTAGGCATTAGTTCTTCTGTATGCATCAATTAAAGCATCGCCTGTGAGTTCTTTACCAAAGTATACAATAGCACCATCATCACAGGTTCTTTCAATAAGACCACTATTAAAGTGTCTATCACAAACTGATTTGCCATCTTGAGTATCTTGTGGTCTAGTATCATACCACATACTACTCAAACTATGAACATGAATGCCCGAAATATCCTTTGCCCATTCTTCTGCTTCTAAAAGAATTCTTTGTCTCTCTACTATCTCATCATATTGTCCCATTATGCCTCCTTATCAATGTCCCAATGTATAATATTTTTACCTTTTTTAGAAGGTCTATTTTGCCAGAACTTCCAATTCATTTGTTCATGTCTCCAATCTTTTAACCATTGTGCTCCATTTTTTTCTGCATCCATGAAGACTGCATTTGTGAAAGCAATTGGTAATATGACTAAGACATGTATACCAATACTAATTGGTATTGAATATCCTAACCAACCCATATAAAAAGTTGCTAAGAATCCAAAATAAACCGACCACATAGTAAACAAAACTAATAAAAAGTATGTTTGTAAACTTGGGTCAGCTATATACTTAAGTGGATTATATCTTGTATCCATAACAAGTCGCCATGAATCTACAACCCACATTATAAATCTACGATATAAACTTGGTTTTTTCATTTGAATTTACACTCCGACATAATTTCTGTTAAACATGCAACGAAATTGATTTCTGAATCCATTGCAAAAGCAGACTTGTATTGATAGTCTGCAATCAATAATACACATGCAGGAATAGAACTAGGTTCTAATTTTTTCTCCATTGCATTAAATAACTTTCTATATAGTGTGTTGAAATCTTGGTCTGAATTTTGACCAACCCACTTTCTTACACCTTTCCAATTCTTTTCTTTCATCATATCAAGTAATGGTGTAAGTTTTTCTTCTGATAACGTAGCAAGAAGACCTGCATCAATTACACCACTTGCACCATATCTTTGCACTTCATTCAGACATCTTCTAAAATCAGGAAAGAATTTTAGAATCAATTCAACAAGAACTTTCTGGTCATATTGAATATTTTCTTCATCACATATCATCATAAGTCTTGAAAGAAATACGCTAGCAAGTCTTTGTTTTTCATCTGGTGTAATGTTGAAATCAATTACCGTGCATCTAGAATGTAATGCTGGGATAATTCTGTTTTTGTAATTGCATGTAAATATGAATCTACAATTAGATGAGAACTCTTCAATAAAATTTCTTAGAGCAGGTTGAACTGAGTCTGCTGAAATGTAATCTGCTTCATCTAGTATAACAACTTTGGAACCTCCTGATAGAGATACCGTTGAAGCAAAGTTTTTAATTTTTGTTCTAAGTGTGTCTATGAGTCTGCCTTCATCTGAACCATTGATGACAATAAAGTCTGCACCAAGTTCATTACATAATGCTTTTGCAATTGTTGTTTTACCAACACCAGCAGAACCAGACAATAAAAGATTTGGTATCTCACCATTCTGAACAAATTCAGTGAATGATTTTTTGATACCTGAAGGTAGTATCGTGTCCTCAATAGTTTGAGGACGATACTTTTCTACGAATAAATGTTCAGTCATAGTGGTTAAACCCCTCCGAATAACCGTGTTGAGAACCCAAAGATGATGAGATTTTCCCAACTCCCGAGTAAGAAGCGGAGACTAGCACTTCAAACACACTAAAAAATTTAAACATTATATTTAGAATCAGGTTCTAGTGCTATAAAGTATTCTAAGTCTACATCTTTGTTTTTAAAGTTGGATATTCCTTTAGAGGATACAAAGACCTCATAATTACCATCAAGAATTTTTAGATTCTCAATTTTGAAATTCATTTCGAATGATACACCATTTCCTTCTCCTACAATTCTGGAGAAAACATTTGATGTTGCATTTTTCTTATCTGTGACAACAAGTTCTATTTTTGTTCCATCAGATTTTAGAATTAAATCATTTACACCTAGAACTGAAGCTGCCTTTTGCAATTCATTCAATAGTGTAGAAGATAAATCGATTTTGATTTCTGAATCTGGCATTGTAATCATTTTTTCAGGACCTTGAACCATGCCTTCACTTGCATAGAAATAAGTCATAGTGCTATTATTATCTGCAATTGATACTGAAGTATCATTGAAGTTGAAATCAGGATTTTCAAGTAGCGATGTTGCACCTAAGAATTCTGCTAAGTTATAGATACTAAAACCTTGATTAAAAGATTCAGGAATATTGGCAACTGCCAAGATATTTTTCATTTGTGATATGGTCTTCAACTGATTGCCAGATTCAACCTTAATACCACTATTAATAGTTGCGAAGTTTTTTAAGACACTTCTAGTCTCATTACTAATTTTCATTTTTAGTCTCCTTGTCATGGACATATAACATAAACAAAGCATAATGTAGAACTTTCAACAAGTCTGCTCTATTCTTGCCACCTTTCTTTCCGTATCGTTGTGCATATTTCATAATATTGCCGATACAAAAACCCTCACCATGTCCTGAGTCAATAATAAACTCAGTCGATTGGTATTTGTTTAGTGAATAATGTTGGTCGTAAGTATTGTCTATATAAGAAGAGAGCTCTTTTAAGAGCTCACCTTCGTTATACTTGTAATTAATACTCATCATTATCATTATAATCTGAATCGTTATTCTCGTCAATAGAGTTTTCGGATTCTTCTTCGTTCAGATTGACCCCAGCATCAACTTTAGTGTAGAGGTCAAGAACAGCATTTCTAGTATCTTCATCGAATCTTGAGATACACATTTCGATTGACTTGAGTTTGTCACCGAACATTTTGAAAGCATTGACAATGTGAACAAGTCTTCTTGTTGTGATAACATCATCGATAGCACCTTCGTAATAAGTTTTTCTTATCACATCAGCCCAATCAACTAGTTTGTCACAAAACTCTTCATCGACTGAACCAGTGAGTTCCATTTCTTTCTTAAGAATTTTCTTCTCAATAGTGACAGCAGGATATTCTTGTTGCATTGTAATCGCAAATCTTTCTAACATCGCTTCGTTCATGATTTGAGTACCGATGAACTTGCCATCTTCAGAACCTTGACCTTTAGTGTTAGCAGTTGCGAGAATTGTGAAACCAGGTTTAGGTTGTACCCACTCACCAGTTTTCTTGATTAGATAACCTTTACCTTCAAGAACTGATTGTAGACACATAAGTTTGTTAGAACCAAGGTCGACTTCATCTAAAAGAAGAACAGCACCTTTTCTCATTGCCTTGACAACTGGACCTTCTCTGAAAGTAATGTTGCCATTTTGAAGAGTGTGACCACCCATCAAATCATCTTCATCAGTCTCGATAGTAATGTTGACTCTGAAAAGTTCTCTCTTAAGAGAAGCACATACTTGTTCAATCATTAAAGTCTTACCGTTACCAGAAAGACCTGTTACAAAAACAGGAAAGAAAATCTTAGACTTGATAATGTTCTTAACATCTTTGAAGTGACCAAACGGTACATAGTTTGACATCTTCTCAGGAATAATTTTTACATTGTCTTCGATAATGTTGATTGACTCAGTCTGAGCCGCAACTGGCATATTCGAAACAGGATTTGCAGGAATCACCATCGGTTTAGGTGTTATAGGCGTTGCAACATTTAACAAAGGTGACAAGTCAAATGCAGTCTTGTTCTCATTTGTAAATGGATATTTTCTAGATTTTACCCAATAAGGACAATATTCTAGTTTCGCAAGGTCGTCTTTAGAAAAGACGGTTTGGTCTGGATAAACAGACTTCAGATTAGCAAGAAACTCAAGTTTGTCTGGTGACAACCTAAAATTCTTACCGTTACTTAGTTCAATAGATTCACTTCTCATTTAGTCTCCTTTTTAATAGTTAATCTCATCATTTGATTCCATCCTACAATAAAATGGTGGTCATTGTCAAGCGTTAATTTACTCAATTGGCTTCAACAACCTTTCCATATCAATTGCTATGGATGTTTTTTTACCTTTTCTCATCGTATCGTATGAGTCATTGTTGACCCAATACCTAAATGCTTTACATTCAACTTTCTCTTCAGCACATTCTTGTTGCCTTGGGCAGTTAAATTCTTGACACGGTCCTTTACCGATAAAAGTAAAGGC